AGGACATTTACCATGAGGATTAGGTCCTTTTTTAGGTGGAGGTCCAAATCTTTTACCTCCAGACAAACCTCCTTGTTTAAATGTTGCTGTTGGTAATCTTTTTTGTTTATTCTCATCAATAGGTTTTTGAAAATCAAAACCCATGTAGTAAGGTTTGTAAGGTTGAGTAACATTAGGTTTAGCTGCTACTGCAGTTGGAGGTGGTAATACAGTCGGTGATCTATCTCTATCAGGTGTAACTGTTGGAGCTTTTCCATATCCCGCTTCTTTAACGTATGATTTACCTTCAGGAGAATTTGGTTGTAATGTTTTGCCGGTGCTTTTGTAATAATCTCGATACAATCCTTCTTCTCTTGAAAACTTTTGTCTACCTTTGTAATTTGCATAAGCACCTAAATTTAGTAAACCTGTAACAGCTCCAATATTTGGAAGGGGTGCTTTGAAAGGTACATCCTCACTACCACTTGTCTTAGGTGTACCTTTAGGTTGCGAAGGCGGTGCATCATATTTCATTCTAGGATCACCACCGCCTGGAGGTCCTTTAGGTCCTGATGAAACTCCAAAATCAGCTTTTGAGGCATCCATTCCGCCGCCCTGTAATTTTCTAACTCTTCTCTTCACGCGCTTTCTCCTGTTGTATTTTTAATCTTCCGCGTTGTACTTCTTCTTGTAAAGATAATTTATCTTCTGCAATATCCTGCTGAGCTTCAAATTTATTAGTTTCAACATCTAGCCTAGCAGCTGTCTCTTGAGCTTTTCTAGCAATATCTTGAGCTTTTAAATCTAACTCTCTTTGTTTCAAAGCTACCAATGGATCTTGGTTTTGCATACCTAAGAATTGAGTTTCTTGTTCTACTAATTGATTAGTAATTAAAACAATTTGTTCAGCAACTGCTGAATTAAATTGTTTAACAAATTCCTCAGGATTAACTTGTTGTAATTGAACTAACTCGGGTTGTTGCATAAAAGCAGCTAAAACTTCTTGCTTTGCTTTAAAACTTACGTGTTCTGAAATATGTCCTTGCAACAAAGCATATACTGCAGGATTTGACTGAACCATTCTAGTTCTAATAAAAGACATGTGAGCTGCAATGTGCGCATCATGATTCTGTTCTGCAAAAGCTTTTGGTAATTGCATTTGTAAAGCCGCTGTGTTTTCTAAAGCTGGATCTATGGGCTGAGGTGGTTCAGGTTCTGCTTGTAAAAGCGTATCAATATTTCTTACACCTAATGCTTCATACATTCTTCTGTATGCCTCATACATATTATGAATTTGTGGGTTAGCTTGTGCTAGTTGCAATTCTGTTTGAGCTAAAGTCACTCTTTGTGACATTGAAAATATATTAGGATCTGCCACAGGAATAATATCCACTCTATCATCGAAGTCAGTTAGCTTGATCATTCTACTTCCACCAACAACATTATATGGATATTCTGGTGGTAGATATTCGCTAATGATTCTAGCCATTATTCTAAATTCTTCTTTCATAGAATAATAAGCTCGTTTATGAATTGCTGACATGACTCTTGAGCCACGTTCAAGTAAAGCAACTGTTGTACCAACAGCAGCTTGTTGATTACCATCGCCTACTTGTAGATCAGCTATCGCAGCAAATCTTCTACCAGCGTCTACACAAAATCCTAAAAGATTAAATAATGTTGCGCTCGGTTCTTTAAAAGGCAACAATTGAAACTGATCCCTAATATTACCACCTGGAGCATCTACATCTCTAAACTCTCCTGGTTGTAATGGCTCTGCATCATCTCTTACTCTCATCCCCCTCGATTTAAATCCTGCGGGTAAATTTGCTAAAGTTCCTGCATCTATCAACTGTCTTAACGCACCAGTTGCTGATTTAGATAATCCACCAATCATGTGTATTAAACCAAATCCATAAAACCCAAGACCCGGTAAAAATTTGTAATGAACGTAATAAGGTATTCTTTTTCTTAATGGATCATCAGGTTTATAGTTTCTGTAGATAGAAAGTATAGTCATACTATCTTCATCAATAGTAACTATGTATGGAACTTTTATATCTGTTTCATATCCTGGTAAATCAAGATCAACATGCATTTCTACAAAGTTATATAGTTCTTGATATTTTTGTGGAGTTACTCCTTCAAGCTCTTGGTATTTTTTAATTGCTTGTCCCTCTTTGAAAAATGGTTCTGGTAATTCAACATCTCTGTAAAATCCAGATGCCACTCTTTTTTTAAATAAATTTTTAGAGACTCTTTGTATCTCTGATATTCTTTCAGCTTCATACAGGTCAGAAGAATTATACGGCACGACCAAATCTTCTGCATGTATAAATTTAG